CGTTCATAGCATATGAACCGGTTCCGATGAATCCTGAAACGTCACCAGCGGCAACACCGTCATCGACGATACCTGCATACTCGTTATCCGTTTCAGCCAATAGCTGATTGAAAATATCTGACATAAGGATCTCCTTATTATGGTTGGCGGAGGAATCTCCCTCCTATAATTATATAGCTGACAAAACCCAACTTTCGTGTCAGATTTATGCAACTTCCTTAAAATGTTTTTTAAGTTCTGGAGATAGCTTCTCCAGGAGCGGTCCACCAATACCAACACGGACGATCTGTGCTAGTTCGACAATGTTGTTTGGTGTGATTGTGTTTTCATCAGGCGCAAACTCATATAGACGAGCAGGTGAATGTTTATACTTTTCGTCTTTCTTATTCTTCGCCATGATAGATCCTTTCTTTGGTGAAGTCATACACAGTTGGACACTTGGATGCAAGATAGTCCCATAGTTCTTTCTTTGCGTTTAGTCTCTTTGTAATACCCTCGAACTCCTCTGCCAGATTGACACCTGGCTGCTGCAACATATGAATGTAATGCATATCTGTAGGAAAGTAATTCAATCCAGTTGCAACAGCGTTTAGACCATCATCATTGAAATGTGTAGAGTTATACTTTGCATCAAAGGAAGCAATAAAGGAATCTGTTCTTGATACGCCTCTTGTTAGTGACTCGTCCACGTCACAATAGTTGCGAGAACCAACGTCACGCCAGTATTCGGTATCCCGTCTTAGAGATAGAGAATAGTGGAGAGCAACGAACTGAGCAAAGCCATCGAACATTACACGGGTTGCCCAATTAAAACCATCCTTATCATATTGTGTTACCAGATGTTCATCACGGTCACGATCCAATGCACGAAGTAGACGCACAAGGAACATGTGAACAGAATATAGTCCATTGCTCTCTAGTGGCTCAATGAAGCCAGCAGACAAGCCAATCGCACAGACATTCTTAACCCAGAGACGTTCCGAGATACCAGTCTTAAACTTGATCAAACGGAACTTCTGATCTTCACGCAACTTACCCTTGCGCTTTAGATGTGCCTTAAACTCCTCTAATGCTTCCTCATTAGTGATATATCTATCAGAGAAAACGTAGCCAGTTCCTAGACGACTCCAAAGTGGAGTGTTCCAAACCCAGCCATTACCAAGCGCCCAGCAATCAGTGTAAGGAACAATCTCCTCACGCTTATTGTCATATGGAATCTGTGCCGCCCATGCTGAGTTGTTTGGTAGAATGTCAGAGTATGAAATGAATGGCTCTTTCATTGCATCGCCAAGAAGGATTGATCTGAATCCTGTGCAGTCAATGAATAGATCAGCCGTAATCTTTTCACCACTGTCTAATTCAAGATACTCAATTCCTTCTTCGCCGACTTCGATATACTTCACCAGCGCCTGAATGTGCTTAACGCCACGACGAACAGCATATTTGTCACGCAACCAAATAGCAAACTTGATTGCGTCGAAATGATATGCAACGTCTCTTGAGAACGTATATCCAGGAAGATTGGTATCAATTGCAATACGATTAGCATTAACCAATGACATGATTGGATAGACATGATCAGCATAATCGGAAAGAGGAGTCTCTGGATATAAAAACTTCTTTAGATACCAATCATTCTTGGCATACGTGTTTCCTGTAGTATCAATTAGACCAAACGGATAATGAAACGTTCCTGATCCGATCTTATAAAAGTCCGTGAATGAAATGGACATCTTATAAGTTGCATCGCAGGCCTTCATAAAGTCGGTGTCCTTAATACCAACAAGACGCAACCATTCGTTGATGAAACCTAATGTGGATTCACCAACACCAACAGTCGGAGTATTAGGATCTTCAATAAGGATGACTTCCCTATTGCTCAGTCTTTGAATGAGAGTGGCAGCTGTCATCCAACCAGCTGAACCACCTCCAACAATGACAATCTTATTAACTGGTTTACTCATGAAAAGAAATCCTCTAGACTTGCAGATCGTTCAGGCTTCCAATCGATTGCTCTCAGAATGATAGTCAATGGTTCAAGAAACGCCTTCTCGAATTGTAGATTATAGTCTATATACTTATGCAAGTCAAGTTCTTTGGGTATGTCGCCCTGAGGAAACGCAATCACATTGGAATGACATGTGTTTGGCTCCTTAAGAAAGATATACTTAATCTTCTCTCCACCTTGGATCAACGGATACTTATTAGTAAGTTTATGATCACGTAGAAGGTGATTATATAAGAGAGAACCACGAACATGTATAGGACATCCGGATGCATAGACTGTCTTTGAATCGCTGTATTTATCCAGACCATTGACACTCCGAGGAAATGCAATGTCCGATAGAGGTAGAGTTTTAAACTCACCACGAAATACCTCAATAAAGAACTGGACAGCCGCTTCGTCTGCGTCAAAGATAACATCAATCGCTTCCTTTAGTTTTGCTCTACATGCTGATGGTGTGGAACTCTTTACCATTTCCAAACCCATAACCTTCTTCTTGGCTTTAGCATACTGCACGCCTTCGGAGTTATGGACGTTTAGAATGTAACGCTTCTTAGCAGTCCAGATTGCTTTGTCTGCTAAGACTTCACGCTTCATTACAATTTTTTGCTGATAGACATTAGTGTAATCGCCAAGGTCTCCGCAAGCCTTATCAATAACAGGTTGGACTTTACTTTCGCTAACTCGGTCCATGAAATTGATGGCTTTCGTAGTATCTTCAGCATCTGATAGCAACGTCCGATGTACCAGTTCTCCAAGATTAAGGTACACTGAATCAGTGTCGACCGCAATGACATAATCATTCTCCGTTTTCATTAGTTTCTGCATATACGTGTTAATGGCATTCTCAATCCAACGGATCGTCAACTGACTTGTTGCGGTAATAGCAACAGCATTGCGTAGATCGAAGAAACGAAAATACTTGGAACCTGATGCACCATAGAGAGAGTTTAGTGAAACCTTCTTAGACATCTGTAGGTTCTTAAACTTGGCGATCTTGGTTTTTATTTCCAACTTCTTTGTTGGATTCTTCTCATTCTCATATTCCTGCTCTGCATCAAGCATTGCCTTCTTATACACCTTACGATCAGCAAACATCTTCTCAACCATTTCTGGCATGAAGCCTTGTTTGTCACGGCGATAGAACTGACCATTAGCTGTTAGACAAACATTCTCATCCTTTAGAGCAGATAGGTCAATAGACCGAGAAAGGAGTTTATCGACAGTAACATTGCCTGCAATAATATCACGCATAGCAGGGGTGTAGTCGCTAGGATCAACAATCGTCTCAGGCGAGATATTGGATCCCATAATGACGCTAGGATATTCAGAATTAACGTCGAAACTAGCAACGAAATCATGAAATCCAATAAGAGGGTCCTTAACATAGGCTCCAACATATGCTTCGTCCTTTGTGTGTCTCTCAATTGGCGGAACTACAATGTTCTTACTCTTTAGATGATTGAAGCAGATAACATCCCACATGCGGACCTGTGCGAACACGTCCTCATAATTACACTTGTTATCATAGCATAATGTAAGAGCAAGTGAGATTAGATTTTCTTCTGCATCAATACGATCCACAAGGTCAACGTCTTTGATGTTATAGTCAATGAACTTTTGAAAGTCTTCCTTGTATAGATTATGGAGTGAACCATATTCATCATAAGAAAGTTTACGCTCACCTAGAACAACGTGGGCGATGTTATCCAAACGATAAGATTCCTGTGACTGTCCACCTGGCGAATACTTTTTGTATAGCGCCATCATATCAAGAGTAGCAATACCCATGAGTGTCCAGCCTTTGCCACGACGACCCATACCAAGATCGAGGACCTTATCTTGTAACACACCCCAAGGAGAAAGACGACGGGTAATGCTCTCACCTTTCAGCTTAGTAATGCGATTTACAAGATAAGGAATATCGAACTGTTCAACGTTCCAGCCAGTGACAATATCTGGATAATCAGCTTGCCACCAGCCAATGAAACGCATGATCAGATCATCTTCATCATGACATTCAATGTATGTCACGTCCTCACGATCATTGATATATGAACCTACACCAAACGTGACGAACCGACCGTCCATCTTAACTGTGATGGCGGTTAGTGGTTCACTAGCAGTTTCGGGTTGAGGAAAGCCATTCTCTGAACCAACTTCGATATCGATGTTGGCAACTTTGATTAGAGAAGCATCCCACTCGACGGCGCCTTTGTGTTCATCTGCAATGAAGCAATAATGATAACGTTGGTTACCATAAATCTTAAAGTTCTGAACATCCTCATACTGCTTAACAAACTCACGACAATCCCTAATCGATCCAGGATTAACCTTATCGACATACTCTCCATAGATTGTGGTGTATTTGGTTGGCTTCTGTGAAGGCACGAAAAGAGTCGGAAAGTAATCAACTCGGCGTTGAACTCTCCGACCTTCTTCAATACCACGGTAAAGGATCTTACCGCCCCATACTTCAACGTTTGTGTAGAAATTCATCAAGGTGTGATAATCTTTGAACTTGGGATTTGGATTCCACCGAATAGACCATTATACTGGTTGACGAACTCGGTGAGTGGTGTAGCTGTAGTTATAACAAGATTACGGTTGAAAGTCAACTCTTTTGTTTCACTAAACTGTAGATAAGGTGCTAGACCAACCTGTGGTGTCTTTGGATTTAGCTGGTCAGGAATAACCACAATGCGAACTGGGTTCTTCACTGTGATTGTGGTTGCGTCCTCTGAAAGGACTTCGCCTAGAACTTCCTCGCCACCGAGGAACTTAATAAGTGTTATGTTTGCCATTAGTCTACAATCTCCATTAGGTAGTCATATACTCCAAGTGTGATCCACTTGAAAGGAATGTGTGTGGCACGATTGCCATACTCATTAATGAATGTGTAAGCATTGTCCTCGTCGGCAATCTTACCAATGCGTTCCCACTTGCCATCAAAGGCACGCTGCTTAAACTCAACTTCATAAATCTTCATATTCTTTTCACTCGTTACCATCGTTCTCTCCATTCTTGTAATTTTCAACAGCAGTAATAACTTCCATTCTTAGTTCCCAAAGACGCCGAAGCAACTCACGCTTGTAGGCACTCTGAGGCATAACGATCAAACCAAGATTGATCATAAATGCAGAAATGTTATATCGCAGTATAAAGATAAACTGTTTCATTAGTCCCATAGTCCCTGATAGTATTTGCCGAATAGACGAAAGCCGTTTGTAATTCTATCTTGATGTGCCTGCATACCTTCATAGTCAACCCAATAGTCAGGATTGAGTTGTTTTACTGTATAACATTCGGAATCTTCTTCCTCGTTCTTAGAAACAAGTTCCCAGTTATACTTTGGTTCACCATGATGATACTTATCTGTCCAATCTTCATCAAGTTCCTGCTCAAAGGTCCAGATCATTTCATTGAGAACCCATTCCCACTTATAGTGAACCCAGTTCTCACCATGATGCCGCATATGTGGTGGAACGTCCTCATCATCAACCCATTGAGAACCGTGCTTGGTATCTCTTAGTTGCTTGAGCATTGGAAGGATAATGTAGGAGAGAGTGTGATCCATTGACCAAGTATCATACTTGTCAATACGAACTTTGATCTTGCGCTTTTTCTTTGAATCGATCCACACACAAAAATCATTCATCCAAGTCTCAGCAAGCCATGTACCGATCTTGTGTGAAGTATCTTCACTAATGAATGGAATCATATCGGCAATCTGATATGGACCAATCCAATTCTTATACGGTCCGAGATAAACTTTCATAATGTTTCCTTATTTCAATTTTAATGTTATAAGCGCATGTGGCGCAGACTACGGAACAACCATGCTCTTGCATGATTTCCTCAACGGAAGGAACTCTAGCATATGATGGACGACTTTCCATGATTTGCTTGATGTTGTTGGAAGATATTAGATTACAGGAACATAAGATCATTGCTTCCTCTCACTTAGATATATATTGTAGCAGAATACTTTGTGGAGGTCAAGATGCCTTTTATTAATAGTTGGACAATAAATCTTGTATTAGGACTCATTCTTTCCGTCATGGCTGGATTTGGGTATTACACATGGAAACACTCTATAGAAGATGCCGCTTTAGCGCAGGCAAAGATAGAAGCCTTAGAGAATGAGATAGCAACCCAAGAGAAAATTATAAAAGACTTGGAAGCCATAAACAAAGAAGGCAATGATTTGATCGCTGATCTAAAAGATAAAGAGATTGATCTTAACCAGAAGTTGAGTGAATTGGAAACATATCTAAAGAACCACGTAGATCCTCATGAATCCTCAGAGGTACTTAAAAGAACGTTCAAGGACCTAGCACCATGAAGAAGATAGTAATTTTAGCACTCTTACTAGCAGGTTGTCAGTCAACTGTTCCAACTACTAGATTACAGGTTATAACTCCACCTGATCAAATGTATGATTGTCCGATTAAAGAAAAGTGGCCGAACTGGCAGCATCTAAATGACACCGATGTAGCCAAAACGATTGTTGAACTTTATAAGAACAATAAACGTTGTAAGAACTCCATCGATGCCATTCAAAAATTTCTAACGGATGCTAAAGCCCGTATAGAAGATTAGTTTCCTTCAGGTGGTGGGGTTTCTAGTGCGGTCTTAACAGTAGTTAGCTGTGTAAGGAAACGCATAAGAGCCATCACTAGACCAGCAGCTAGACCAGCAGCTGGAACGACTAGGTTCTCTGGAACACCCCAACCTGTTAGGATGGACGTCCAGTCTAGTCCTGCAACCTTTTCGGAAACCATTGGCAGAACTGCCATTAGGAAAGCGACTAGATAAGTCTTATATCCGTTCATTAAGTTACTCCATAATGATGCCCAGAAGTGGGCACTATTATTTAGTCTTTACTGAATCTGATATACCGCTGTCCCACAAGATGACTTGATCACGGGGGAACGCTCCCATGGACGAAGCCATCCATAATGCCATGTCCCACCAACACAATACATTCCACGATGAACAGGAACAGACCAGTCACCAACGAATGGTGGATCCTGAACAGGATTGTAGTATGTGCCGTATGGGGTTGCAGCATGAGCCATTGCGGCAGTGCTAAAAAGCAAAGTAGCAAGGATTAGATACTTTTTCATCATTCAGCCTCCATACCAATAACCTGCCATTACCCAAGTTTGCATGGCAGAAGATGAAAAGACCACTTGGATCTTATCATCTTTTTCCTGTAGAATTTTGGCATCAGGACCCATTAAGGATTCATATGCCTTCTGATCTTTCTTATAAATCCACCACATTATAGACCGAGGACACCTAGACCTAGAAGGCCACGCTTGCCCTTTGGAGTGATATCAACAGAGACATCATCACCATCGTTGTCAACGTCAACGTCAGCGCCTGGAGGTGCAGTTACGACAGTGCCGTGTGGAGTTAGCTGAATAGCTGGTGCGAAAACGCCCTTGCTATGAGCAGCGCCAGGAACTGCAACAGTCTGACCGTTATGCGTCTCGTCCTGATATGCAAATGCTGAACCAGTTAGACCGAGAACTAGTGCTGCTGCTAGAAATACCTTATTCATTATTATTCACCTTTCTTGTGTTTAGACCAATAGGCCTGTAAATCTTGATAATCACCAACATAGCTACCCTCGTGAAAGATAGCTGGCTTGTCTGTTGGAATGCCAGAAGCATTTAGAAACCCACGAATGAAACCGTCCATATGACGATGACTTACATCACATCCATGTTCATCAAAGAACCTACGGATGGGGTCAAATCTTTCTGTGTCCGCAGACCACGAAAAGGTAACCCAGTTTTTAAGCATAGTACCTCCTTATGCGAGACCCGTCCCATCGTGGTCAGGAGTCTCTGGTAGTTTAAGGGAACCGTCCGCATGACGTTCCTTCTTTTTACGATCAACACCAATAAAGTTTTCTGGATGTTTTAGAATTTCGGCAAGGAACTTACAGAAAGCAGTTAGTTCCTCTTTGTTATAGTTTGCACCAAGTTTACCTTCTTCACGAAGATAAGCCATTAGCAAGCAGTAAGCCTCATTCGCTGGACCATATTCGAGTTTATCACCTACTAGCATATTGAACCCCTTTAGTTGGTTAACTTCACTATTTAGAACGCCGCAGATTCCCAGATATTGTAACGAGTGGTTACAACCTTCTTGAGGATCAATTCAAAGTCACCCTGCTTGTAAGAAGTAGACTTGGTCACAGGATCGATAGAAACGATATCCTCAGGACCGAAATTCAGTTCGGTGTAACCGTCGTCATCATCCTTTATAATGTTATACTTACCATTGCTATCGTTATAGTTGAGTGACAGACCCATAAACTTATCATCCGTAGCAACAGCAACAGCAGGAACGAGAGGCGGATTAAACGGATTGGTATTCTTCGATACGTTAGAAGCAATCTTTGGCGTAGGCGAACCCTCGAACCAAATATCGATACGGTTCATGATAGGATTACCTTCCCACTTTGATTGCTGACATTCAATCTCAACACCCTTATACTTAAGGATAACATCGTGTTCGGTCTTACCAGCATACTCAATTTTGGTGTTGAGCATACGAGTAGCTTCCTGCGGAGTTTCGCCATAACGGTTCATTTCCTCAACAAGCGCCTTGAGCATATCAAAGTTGAACTTGTTATAGAAACCAGACATGGTCACGATAGACTGAACATGACTCTGGTTCTTGAGATTGTCCTCACAATACTCACGAATGAACTCTGCAGATAGACCATCAAAGTCCAGCATGTAGAAGATACGACCAGGACGATTACGCATATGTTCGTCAATGCGCCACTTGTCATTCGTGGTTAGCAGGAACAGCTTCTGTGATGGGAAAGAACCGTCGAGCAGCGTTAGAATGTGCTGCTGGGAGTCACGGTCATACACCTTCTCAAATTCATCAAACATAACAATGCAAGGCTGATGAATGTCCTGAAGGAACTTAGAGAAAGCATCACCAGCCCATGCGGCATTGATGATGATAGCAGGAATGTTATACTGCTGTGCGGCAGTAATGACAATGTTCTTGGCTAGCAAAGTCTTACCAGAACCCTTCTCACCAGAAAGCATAACGCCAGTAGAACCCTTACGATCTAGGAACGTGCGAAGAATACGGTCGGTGTTCTTAAGGATATCACCATACAACTTTCCAGGCTGTGGAAAGGAATCAATCTTTTCTAGAAACATTCCGCCAAAAGGATCCTTTTGGAGAATGTAGTTATAAACAGGAAGCAGCTTGTGAACCTTAGACGCACTATCATCGTTGAACTTAACGATGTTTCCCATTTCAATAAAGTTAGTCATCACTTTCCTCACGTTTCATCATATAATGTATATTACACTAGGACGCTATGTTTGTCAAGTCCTAGCACTTGAACTTTACGACTGCATCTTTCCATTCGCCAGCCATTGGAACTTGTGCCTGTGCTGATTTAAGATGGCAAACTTTGGGTTCGATCTTAACTTGGTGTGTTTCACATTCACCTGTATTCAGGCAAATGGAAATTACTGCAAAAACTAGTTCTTTCATTATTTAACTCCATGAATTGTTAGTGCCGCAAAGTAGATTGTTAGAAACATGACAATCGTTCCTAGCAATGCCCCAACAATTGTGGGCCATTCCTTTTTGTAGTATCCCCAAAGACTAAACTTACTCTCCTTGGGACTGGGAGACGGCTCTGTGGTAATACCTGTCGAATATTGACAGACGATCTTCGACCGAGTATGAGTCGGGAATTGGATAACCTTTGACTTTTTGCCAGACATGTTCTGCCATCTCCAATGTATGTTCAAGATCCTTGCGCTCACTTTCCGCTAAGGCTCTCATTGTATCGCCATGCAGTTCGTCAATGAGTTGCATTGCTTTGGCGATTTCCACTCGTTTATCTATTGTTGATTTTGTCATTATAATACACCATTAGGTTACACAAGTCAATGGCTTTCTGAATGTCTTTGTCACGGATTCCATTTTCTACCAAAATCAGTAATTGCTCGTTCCTGTTCTCGCAGGTAGCCATCTGACGAAGGATTTCCAGACAATCCTCCATATCCTCGTTTAGTAGTTCGAACATGGTTTGTTTCCTTTTTACGGATCCAATCTGTACATGCTCTAATTTGTTGATCAGTTATTTGTCCATTACAATGTGGCTTCATTGTTGGATAGATGAAATAGGCATCAAGAATAGGTAGCGTCATATAGAAGAATATGAACACCGCACCAAATGTAAAAGGTCTATTCTCGTGCCATCGTTTCAGCATGTTAGTTATTTAGTCATCCGTGACATGCCAGTGGCGATCTTATCCTTGCAATCAATACGATCACGAATAGCCTGTAGTTTAGAAGGAACAACCTTATCACCTTTTGGTGTATAATACTTGAGGATCATTTCAAACGCACATAGAATTGATTTACTCTCAACTATATCGTCAAACTTGTAATCATATAGTTGGGAATCTGACTTATACATTCTCACATCTTCCTGATGGGATGCATAACAACTCGCAAACCCATCATAAAGATTGGCGAGGAGAATTTCATCAGCTGCTTCATATGGTAAATCAATCTTAATCATCTTGTCACCTTACTTTTTCTTACCAACATCATCAAGATTTGTGCCGTCAGTAATATACTGATATGGACCTTTTGAATAAAGAGGGGCAGTCCTGGCCGCCTTAGCCAAGATTGCCTCTCTCACATGCTTAGGCTCTTTGTGTAGATTAGCCATGATAGAACGATTGGCGCAGGAAGACGCATCACCTGACATGCCTGCGGAATCGTATTGAGCGGATGACCGATCTACCTTTAAGGACTCGGCATATTCTTTTGCCCAGGAAGTATTCTTAGACTTTTTTATTTTGATTTGTTGGGGTGACACACCCATCTTGATAAGCCAGGCGTCATGCTCGGAACGGTCGTATTTGCGTTGCTTGCGCTTGCGCTGATTGGTTGTGGTATAGTAAGCAGGTAAAAGCGGCATATAAACCCCCATAAAACTGCACTCATTATAAAGGTTTCTATGGTGGTTGTCAAGTGCGACATATTGTCACACCTTGTTGTCACTCGTCAGGAACTTCTGCCATGTTATTAGGAAGAGGAACAGTTCCTGTAGCACCGCCATATGACATAGCCACACCAGGTCTTGACGATTGCCAACCTTTTGTATAACCACCGGATGGTGGAGACGCACCGTTGATTTGAGCCATGCTTTCCTCATATGTGCCTGGACCGAGAGAACGATTGTCGGTCGTCATTGACACTTGAGCATTAGCCGTGTGGGATACCAGAGTTAAGATCAAGATCAAATATTTCATCATACATTACTTTTTCTTTCTAAAGAGATACCATTGTAGTCTTATGAA